CGTTCTCCCCGCCTGTACCAGTTTCACTTCTTCGGGTGTCAACTCGGTTTTGTCGGGGTATCGTGCAGCGAATGCAAGCCACGGTTCCATTTCCTTCCGCTTGGCTGCTTCCGCTTCAAGTTGCTTCTGCGTGGTTTCTTCCCGCTCTCGGTCAGCCATCTTCCCCGCAAGCCGTTTTTCTGCAAGTTCTTTAAGCAGCTTCTCCGGCGCGTCGGGGTACTCCGTGCGCATCCTTTCAACTTCTGCGTTTACTTCGGTCGTGCGCAAGTTGTCCTCAAGGTAGCGGGTGTAATCCTCGATGTTCATGCCGGACGCTTTGGCGAATTTCTCAAGGATTTGTTTTTCCTTTGAGTTGCGCAACGTGTCGCGTTCGCTGACAATCTTGTCGTAATTCATGCCCTTTTGTGCAAGGGTCACGGCTTCAGCAAGTGTCAGTTCCTTTTCCTCGCCGTTATACTTAACTTTGAGGGTCTGCCCTTTCTCGGCAGGCGCTTCCTTCTGTTCGGGCTGTACAGGGTCGGCGTTCTCCTGCTCCGGCTGTTCCACGTTCTCTTGGATGTCGCTGGTTGGCGCATCGTCGATAAACATATCCGAACCGTCGTCAATAGCTTCGGGAGAATTGGTGTATTCTTCCATTTTCTTTCCTCTCTGCGCTATGGTTGGCGCATAAAATTACACGCCTTGAGGCGTGTTGGGTAACATAGGTTGTGCCGCCATCTGTGCGGCTTGCTGTGTCTTAATTTGTTCTATCAGCTTGTTTTTGTTCTTGATGTAGTGGTCTGGAATCGCTTCCAGATAACTCACGGCATCCGTGATGATCTGCTTGCTATACAACGCGTCAAGCGTCTGTACTTGCGTCAGTTCGCTCCAGAACGTGGACGCGCCCGCATCGATATTCAACTCGTAGTTCACATCGCCCAACTGCGAGAAGTCAACGGGCATTGTCATGATCGGCATCCCGTACCCCGCAGGCGCGAGGCTTTGCATCAGTTCTTCGTCAACGTTGACTACCCGTATGCCGTAATCCACGCTCATGATTTCAATCATGACGCGCACATAATCCTCTACGAATTGATAGAACGCCCGCTTTTGCAGTTCCAGCGGCACGGCGGCGGCTTGCTGAACCGCGATAATTGCCGATGTATTGTCAGGTTTTACGTTACCCAACGCGGCATCAGACGCGCCCATTAAATCTTTGGTCATGGAAATGGTGGAATCAATGATCTGCATGACCTGCGCGGACACGTCCCCGCCCCTCAACGGTTGCGCTATGGCATCGTTGACCATGCCGTTCACGCCGATAGCTTCACCGACTTTATTCGTCCACTTGGCTATCCTCGTGCTGTCATATACGATCTTCGGGAACGCGTTCAGCTCAACGCTCCGTATCGTCATTGCGAACAACCTGTTAATACTTATCTGGTTCGGTACAAGCCCCGTAATGACCGCTTGCCCGTGATAGCACGACTTGACCTTTTCCCACGGCATCCACGCGAGAGGGTACAGCTTATAGCCTGTGTCCTTGGCTTCCTGCACAATGACCTTTTCAGTGGACTTCTGCGCCCATACCGTGCCGTTCTCTTTCCACAGCTTGACCAGCACGGTGCAGAGTTTTGAATCGCCCCGCTCCATTTGGTTGGTATCTTCGTCAGGGGTGATGGTGTCCCATCCTTCTGTGCCGTTATCCTTGGCTTCTTTCTTCGCTTCCTGCACCGTCCGTCTTTGAGCGATGATGATATGCGGCTGCCGTTGAACGTCCGTGATGTACGGGTTGCCGAACAGAACATTGATATTCTCGATGATTTCCGCTTTGATGTCGCCTTTAGCGTCCTGTCCCGTTTCAACATCAGGGTCGAACCACAGATACACACAGCAGTCACCGTCAACGGCCGAATTGCGTATCAGATCGCGGTGCATGGTCTTTACCTTGCTTTGCTCGATCACCCTTTCAACCTGCTTTGACAGCAGCTTCGCCATCGCGTCCGTATATGGTGCGGAGTTGTGCGCAGTAAAAGATACCGCAACATCGTCAGAAACGATCATGGCGGTTTTATATGCCACAGTGGGCTTCATAATGTTTAGTACAGGCTTAGGAAGATCCGGCGCGTTCACGCCCTCCCATTGTTTACCCAGATACATGTTCTCGTTGACCTTGACCGTTTCGTACAGGTCTATCGAGGTGTTATAGTCAACGCCACTTTGGTATTCGCTCCACACTTCGGAGGGTTGTTTTCCGTTCATCCTTGCGCCCTCCCGTTATAGTTCATCCAGTTCGCGTACTGCGTCTGGAATCGTTTAATTGCTTCCTGCTCTTCGTCGGTCAGCGCGTGTTCTTTCACTTCAACCTCGACCACCTGCGGCGGTTTCAGCTTCCACGCAATAAAAAAGCCGCCCATGAAAAGAGCGGCTCCCGTTAGCATGTAAAAGATCGTCATATCGTCACCCCTGTTCGGATGTCGTCCCACCGTTTCGGGTCGGGATTTTCCGTGAATGTCGCGGAGTTGTAGCAGTTTTCGTTCCCCGGCTGCAATGCGCTCTCCCCTATCGCCAAGTGCGCGGCAATGTTCGGGTTGGTTGTCAACAAATGTATGTCGCCTCTGTGCCGTATTACGAACCGCTGAACGATTGTTTCATCCGTGTTCAGCCCCCACTTTTTAACATCGTCAGCGTCGCCCTGTCGTGCCTCCCACGGCTCAAATATTTCTTTGATATACTCAACGGGTATCATCATGGCAACGCCCATCGGGAAATGGCTGCACATGATCTGATAAGGCGCGTCGTCCATGTCGCCCTGTGATACGAACGACCATATATACCGCGGGAACGCTTTCGCGCACTTCTCGGCGATCTTGCGGAATCCCTCGCAAACCCCAGCATCATCAGCAAGTACGATGCGATGCGTCAGCCCCTTCGGCATCGGCGCAAGCCACGCGCTCTTGCAGTTGATGATGTACCGCTCATACGGCGTTGGAAGGTCTGACGTGTCCCAATGGATTTCAGCGTTTAGCTGTTTAGCCAGCTTCTCGGCGTTCTCACGGCGCTTCTCGCAGGCGTATATGTGTATGTCTATCAAGCTATCTCCCCCAATCCATGAAATTATCAATCTGATCGTCAATGCCCGGTCGGTCGTCGTCCTTCGGTGCGATGATTTCAGCGGGACGCGGGCGACCGTCTAGGAAATACCTTAGAGCATCCGGCGCATGGGTAATTTCATGCGGCTCGGTTGCACAGTCAGACGGGTTTTTGTCGTCATGTTGTAACATCGGTATGCACCGTATGAGGTTCACGCAGTTTGAAAATATGCGCAGTCGCGGGTGATTCGCGCCCGTACCGTCTGGCACGGGTTTCAGCCATTCTTTTAGGTTCATCCACCCGTCAACGCGCCCGTTCTGCACCTTCACGAGCGGCAGTCCGTACTCTGCGAACAGGTCAGCTTGCGCTTTGCCGCTGTCCCGATTCCGTCCCCACATATCAGCAGGTGCGTATGTGCATGTTTCATTGCTTGACCTATCGAGAATGCCCCTCACAGCCTCTGAAATAACCTTGTTCGGCTCGTAGAGTTCGTTGTACACATAGATATTGCCTAACTCGTCACACGCCTCCCACAGGCAAGCAAGCATATCTAAACCGTAGTCAATCGAGCGATACTTAGTCCAATGCGCGGGTATCGGGAACGGGTCGCAGGTGTGTATCTCTCTGCGGAACTCCCCGAAATACTGTCCCGTGAATATATCCCAATCGCCGTCAAGGTGCGCCCTGCGCATGTCGGGCGGCATGTTCTCAAGGATTCGTATATAATCCGGGTCGCGCTGCATCAGAACGTAGTTGTCCCGCACTTTTGCCTGAATGAAAACGTAATCTTCCGGGCGTTCCGAGTTACGGTACTGCCGATCAATGAACAGGCGCTTAACCCATGTATGCCCAACGCCTCCGGGGTTGCAGGTGTAGTACACCCTTGGGCTGAATCCTTCTTTTGTCGGGCGCGACGCGGAAGTAATCCAAATCATCTGCTGTTCAGTGAATTGGGTCGCTTCTTCCATGAATATCACGTCATACGACTGCCCTTGATAGATCAGCGCGTCGATTTCGTTCGCGCAGTATGCCATAATGATTCGGGAACCGTTCGGGAATGTGAACACGTTCTCGGTCTTGTTGTATCGCGCTATCCCGGCAAGCGTCTGCATCATCGGTACAATGTGGTTGTCGCGCAACTCCCTTAACTGTCTGCGGAGGAACAGTATCTGGATTCCCGGATAATCGCCCGCAAGCATGATTGCCTTTGTTCGCGCCGCCCACGACTTCCCGCCGCCTCGCGCCCCGCCGTATGCGATATGCCTTGCCCGCGCCTTGAAAAACTCTAGCTGTTTCGGGTTCGGCTCTAACCCTAGAGTAATTACCCCATGAGGTTATCACCGTCCGGGCGCTCAAACTTGAACGTGATCGTGCTATCTGCGTCAACGTTGACTTTATCCGTGAACATCGCAAGATGTTTCCCCACTAGCTCTAGCGCCTTGAGGCGGTCTGTGGTGCGTTCCGA